CTCGGATCAAACTTTCTGAGGTTCAGCGTCATTCCTACATTCATAGCATAAAAAGACTCAGTGCGCGGGGCGCAGTCGATAAAATTCTGCGCCCATTACAGAATGTCATCTGGGTTCATCCAGTTGGCTGCACTTGGCCAACAAGATGTGTACCTGACCGGGACTCCTTCACTTACATATTTTGCGAGCGTCTACAAGCGTCACACCCCATTCGTCCTCGAGGCGTACGAAATCCCATTCAAAGGATCTGCAATTGCAATGGGTCAAAATAATGTTGTTCAGATACCTGTCAAGGGAGATCTTGTTCGGGCGACAACGCTCCGTCTGAACCTTCCCCCGCTCGCAACATACGGTGCAGACTGGTTTTATCCACCTGGTTATAGTCCATTTTTGTTGTACATCAACGGAACACCTTATAAAACTACATTCCCATTTGGTCTCCAGCCATATTCATCAAATATTACGAGCTTTTCATTTTGGGCTCAATACATCACACCAATGGGATATGATTCGAAAACAAATAAATTTACATTTCCGGTCGGTTCGACAATTCAAATTCCTCAAGTGTATGCAACATTTTTCGGGTTTGACATTAAAAATTCGATAGGTATAGTTGATTCGGGTCCTAATAGAGGTTTTTTAATTTATAATAACGTTCCAGACTTTACACTCGAACAAGCGGGATGGATTCGATCTCCCGGTCTGTACGTAAATACGCTTTCAAATCTTTTTTTACAATGTAAAATTCCAAAAAATACACCAAGACCGTCATACATTGATCTCACCACGTGGACGAATGAAGATGCGCCAACTGCATGGACCATAACACCGAGAGGAAGATTTTATTTTAATGCCATAGGAATTTACAATATTCGAGCAAACTTCTTATTTTCTCTCGGAACGGATGGGGATTCGAATGACGGAGAGCCTTTGGATCCATTGATTACAAACTCGCCCGACATTGTGTATTTTCAACAACCAGTTACATATTTACCCGAGACTCCTTACGACACGCTCATTACATACTACATCTATTCAACCGGTCCAATTGATTCGAATTCGTACATTTACATAGAACAGATTGATGCGTACTTTTTGAACAACAATCAAAACTCGGGCACAGGGGCTCTATACACGAAAGGTGATTTTATACGTCTTGGATCTGATTTCATTATTCAAGGATACGGTGCAAAAACAACTGGAGATTCAATCATTCTTCCACAGTCAGGAACATATATTCTTTCGGGAGTTGTTACGGCCGATGTTCCTATCCAGTCGATTGACATTGTTGATTCTCTCCATAGTAGTACTGTGCTCTTTACAGAAACATTTCCTAGTGGAACGTATTGTACAGGTGAATTCTTTTTTTCATTTGTAAATTCGACAACCTATAAAATACGTGTAAATACTGCTACAGATTATACGATTAACGATTATACCTATTTTACAATCAAATATCAAGGACTTCCAAACGGAGGAACCAGCCAATATAGCAACGGTGGATACATCATCCCATTCAATGGAGTTTTGGAAACAAAAGGAGCCATTACGTATCCTCTTGATTTTTCTACATTTACATCAAACGGTGCATCCACATTTCTTTCATTCTCGAGCGATGTCTCATTCTTAAATGTAGGAACCTATCTAGTTACATCGTATTTTTCAAATGCAAACACAATTATATTTTCAAATGTACAATCTAATTATTATTACACAGCCCCGTACCGACCACAAATTCCGATCCGAATTGACACCCCTTTGAATCTTTGCGTCACTGTAACATATGCAAATCAAGGTCCATGGAGCAATGTTACTACAATTTTACCAACTCTAAATGTTACCGATTTGTTTTCGGACCTATCTGGAAATCTCTACTGTTTACAATCGAACGGCGGAAATTATCCCAATTCAACCTTGATATACAAGATAACTGGATCGACCCTTTCTTTAGTTGCGGGCGCCGGTAGAGTATCACCTCAGCGTACTACGACAGACTTGGCCGGAAATATATATTTATATCAAAATCTTTTAGGTATAAGACAATTTTATATAATACCTGTTGGTCAATCTATACAAGTTTTTGCGGGAAGTGGAACTCCTGGAAGCGTTGACGGTCCGGTGAATCTTGCAGGGTTTGATAGTGTACAATGTTGTGCATCTACAAGCGACGGAACAATCTATTTTTCTGAAACTTCTTCGACTGTAACGAGAATACGTAAAATACAAAATGGATACGTCTCGACATTGATTAGTCAGAATATTAATTTGGCAATTTTCATTTCCATGGCTATAAATTCAAAAAATATAGTTTACTTGGTAGCCAACAGTGGTACAATTTATACGTTTGATCCTTTGACGAATAGTCTGAATAAGATACCTACAAATATTAATTACATTAATACTAATTTTTATTTAGGAATTCCCTTTAAAGATGCAACCTTTAACCTTTTTGCTATCGTTTGTGTACGGTTCGATTCACAAGATAATCTGTATATTTTGGACCAAATAAATTGTTCAGTTTTAAAAGTTACGAATCGGGGAAATATACTATTTACAATTGCGGGCGGAAATACGAGTGGAGGTTCCATAGATGGAATTGGTCCAAATGCAACTCTTGTGAAGCCTGGATTAATGGCAGTCACCGGCGTTGATACAGTATATGTAGCTTGTGTTGCAGGGTATCAATCTACCCCCGGATTGCGATATCTACGACTTGCGTCTCAAAATAATTTTACTCAATCTGAATACATCCTTTTCGCCCCGGCAACTTCAACCAGTATTCCGGTTTCTTACGAGGGCTACCATTACTATGATTCGGTAGGAACGTGGGCGATCGAGACGGCCGAGCTGAAAATCGGAGGGCAGACGATCCAGCGCCTCACGGGTGAAGCCATTGAAATTTGGAACGACATTAACGTCCCCTACGAAAATCAACCGGCGCTCGCATTGTTGACCGGAAAGTACGACACGACAATTTCAGCCGGACGAGACTACTACGTCAATTTGCCATTTTACTTTTACGGAAATTCTGGATCCTACCTTCCAATTTCTACAATTAACCGTCAAGATGTCGAGATTTGGATCACATTCAGGACGCTCCAAGCGCTTACGGCAATTCCTGTTCTCGAAACGAATCCAGTCCAGGCGACGCTCATCGTAGAGTACGTCTACCTGGATCAGCCCGAAATTGCAATGCTTGGCCGTTCGAGCCTCGAATATGTCATTGATCAGTACCAGTACCAGTCATTCAAACTTTCGAATGGGAATTTTGAAATCATTTTGGAAAATCCAGTCACGTGTTTGTTTTTCGTCATACAACAGGATGGGGCCGTTCCTTATAACTGGTTCAACGACGGGCTCCAGCGTCTCGGTCTTTCATTCAACGGGGAGGAAATTCTGACAAATCGCATCACAGATACGACCCAACTAGGAATCATTGAACCCTTTGAAAATTTCATAAATTTTCCGACTCGGAATTTTTATTCCAAGACGTTCAAAAGTCCAATAAACTTTAGTCGGATACGACAAGTCCTTTTGGAGCTCACAATTACAGGAGACCAGGCCAGAACCTTTCGAATGACGGGCGTCTCAAAGAATGTTCTCAGGATTGCAGACGGGCTCGCTGGGCTCATGTTTATTTCGCCGTAGAATGCAGTATGGCTGGCAGAACAGCTCTCGCGACATTTGGTCAGGAGGATGTTTTTCTGAGTTACGACCCAGAAGTTACCTATTTTAGAGAATGTTACAGTAAAAAGACTCGATGGACGTCTCGGATCGATGAAGTCATTTTTGGACCAGACAGCCAATATTTCGGAGGTGAAACATTTGTCCAACTTCCCACCTCGGGAGACATTATTTCCAAAGTGTATCTGAAAATTCAAAACCCAGGGGTTTTCGGAAACTTTACAATTCTCGATTCGGCCGGAACGCTCATGATTGATTACGTGGATTTGTACATTGGATCTCAATTAGTCGATCGGCAATTTGGAGAATTCATTGAAATGAAATTAGATCTCGAAGTTCCGGCGAGCAAACAAGGGGCTCTTAAAAAACTCATCGGAAAGAACCTTTCGAACACCACATCGGGTGGGTTATCTACATATACGATTGATCTTCCATTTTACAT